ATTGTACAGCATAATATTCATTCTTAATAACTTGCTTCCAATTCTTTTTAGAAGCAATTATCTCGCATTGTTCTTTAGTAAATAATTGTTGCATTATATATTGGTTTCCCATATATAACCAATCAGTACCTGTATTGCCCCACATTGAGACAACTAATATAAATTCTTTCATTACTTAAACTCCACGTTTGCCATGATCTCAGTCATACATGCTACAACATTAAGTTCATGATCTGCCACAAAGGCATTTTTATATTGATAGTCAGCAAGAATCAAAACAAGTTGTGGAATAGATTGAGGTACAACATAATCATTCATGGAATCATATATTCCACGAAAGATAGCGGTTGCATCTATATCCATACTATTGACGACCCAATGGCGCATATTCTTAAAGTCTTTGTCTTTAAGAAACTTAGCTAGTTCACCAAAAGAAGTAGAATTACTAGAGATATTATTAACAACCAAGTTACCGCTACTAGAGTGTCTTTGGCTTTCATTTAATACTCTTCTCCAATCAGGTGCATATTTCATCACAAGATCGACAGGTGTTTTATCGTCGTGCTTTATACCTTCTTTATCTAGTATATATAAAAGCCGGGAATAGAAGTCTTGTGCAAGCTTAGGTAAATCTTTCTTGCTTGTGTTAAACTCATAGACACCGCAACGAGAATGAAGTGGGTCAATGATTTTATTCTTAAAGTTACAAGTGAGAATAAACCGACAATTATTAGCGAACTCTTCAATGAATCCACGAAGAGCAGGCTGAGTCGATTGTGCATTTAGATAATCAGCTTCATCAAGGATAACGACTTTGTATCCACCTTGCAAAGAAACTGACGATGCGAATTGTTTTATCTTACCTCGTAAGGTATCAATATTGCCTTCTTCAGAACCATTAATCAAGATATAATCTAGATCTAGTTCATTACAAAGGGCTTTAGCAACAGTTGTCTTACCAAGACCGGCTGTACCGGTGAAAAGCATATTAGGCAATTCACCGGTAGCCACAACATCATGGAACTGTTGTTTAAGTGTTTGCGGTAGAGTACACTCCGCAATTGTTTTTGGCCGATACTTTTCGACCCATAAAAAATCTGACATTACAAACCTCGTTCAACAAATACATTATATAATAAAAAGGGAGGTTTGTAAATTATTTTTGTGCCTCGTAATTTTCACCGAGAGAAATAGCTTTCACACACTGATCACGTAACTGACCGATTGTAGATAACTCTTCTCCGCGGAATCCACCACGTTGTGCGACGGCGTCAATGACCGCAATCATAGAACGACCCATTTGTGTTGATACCTGATAGATCTGATCGTGATCTATAGGAGCTCCTGTATCAGCAGGCGCTGGTGCAGAAACCATATTTTCGGCTTTAGCCATTTTATTCTCCATATGTTGAGGATTTTTCTAGAGCAATCCAATAGGATACACCTAGTTCATTATTAGAAAACTCTGAGATGAGTTTAGACGAAATTGCCACGTGGTAATCACCTGGTATAATCTTGAGATTAGAGATACTTATAACAAAGTTAAAAGGATCTTCAGGATAATTGCCGGCTATATCGATAGCGAATGTATTTGATGTAGCATTTTTACTATCAACAACTGACAAAGTTAGATGACCATTACCTGGTGTAATCGATACTTCATCATGACCAAGAGCCGCTGCGGCACGTTTAATACGACTCAGTGTGTTAGCATCTAAAGTAAATTGTACTTCACACTGAGGCATGACAATCTTTTTAGATGGTGATGTCAACATGTCCGGATCAGAAAAGAAATACTTAACTTTCGACCGGCCAGATGAATCACTAATGAGTACATAATCTTTCTCGAAAGATAGATTAGGTACATCAACAAGACCTAAGACATTTAAAAATTCATTTAAGTCATAGATCCCGAAGTTTTGAGGAAAGTCTTCAACAGTACTTGCTGCTGATAAAACATTCTTCGCTTCAGAAATAGTCTGAATATTATTGCCTTCGTTGAAAACAATGTTAGAATTAATACCTGCATAATTCTTAAGAATCGACAGGGTATTTTCACTTAGTTCCATGATATACTCCAATTTAGAATACTATTATACGATATTTTTGAGTGTTTGTACACCACTATTTTACCTTGCTGAAGTTTTTATCTTTAATAAATTCCATCTTAGATTGAAACTTATCATCAAGGATTTCACCTTTATGAGATATAACAAAGACATTAGTATCTTCGCCAAACGCATAAATTATTTTCATTAGATTACCAACACCATCGTGATCCAATGACGAATCAAATGTCTCATCAAGTATGAGTAAGTTAGTAGCTACTGAATTTTTCATCTTGGCAATCTGACGCCAAGTAAATAATAAAGCCAGATCTATTCTTTGCTTCTCACCTTCTGAAAACGAATCATAAGAAAAGTTATCACGATGACGAGACCGAATAGTTTCAGTAAAACTTTCATCAAGATTAAAATGTACAAAGAAATCTAGAATCTGTAAATACTGATTTGTAAGTTGATTGATAACCGGTAAGTATTGTTTAATAATCTTTGTCTTAATACCGGTATCTTTTAGCATCTCAAGAATGACTGTATTATAAGTTACATCTTCATTGATGCGTAATTTATTTTCAAAGTGTGCTTCACGTTGTTCTTGTAACTTAGCTAGTTCTTCTCTTGCTTTTGCTGTATCACCGTCAGTACCTTTAATCTTATCGATCTGATTTGATAATACATTAATACGTTTTTGTAAACTATCTATTACATTATTATTATTTGCAACAGAAGATGTTTTATCTCTTATCTCGGCTGATCTATTATCTAAATCAGTAAGATCTATTTGTACTGCTTCAGCCTCATCAGCCAGATCGATAAGAGTATCTTGATATATTGCAGCCTTATCTTTAGCAGTTTGTAATTTTTCTTTCTTAAGTTCTGTTGAGATCTCTTGCTCACATGTTGGACATGTATCATGCTTCTCGTAAAACTTAGATTCTTTTACAAGAGTCTTTATCTTAGAATCAAAGTCAGCTTTATATTGTAATAGTGATTGCTTTTTGTCATGACGATCTTTAATCTTTTCTTGTAAGCCTCTTGACCGTCTTTCTATGTATTGAGTAAGTTTAGTGTTATCACTCTGAAGTGTTTCTATCTCAGTACGAGCATCATCCATCTCATCAGTCTTAGACTCAACTTCTGTATCAGCAAGACCTTCAACTTCTTTAATATAATTCTGTTGTAAGTTAATTTTATCTTTAGCTAGTTCTAAATCGTAATCAACATCCTTAAGATTATCCTTCAATAAACTTTGCTTTTCTTTTAGGATCTGATTCATTTTAGAGAATACATTAATGTCCAGAAGATCCTCGATAACATCCCGCCGATGATGCGAAGGGAGCTGCATGAAAGGAATGAAGGAGGAGGATCCCAACACAACAATCTGATGGAAACTTTTATGATTAAGCTTCAGAATGTTTTGTTCGAGAATCTTCTGGTACTCTTTGGCATGAGATGATTGGTTAATCATCGTGCCATCTACATGGATCTCAAACTTACCTGGTTTGATTCCACGTATGATTTTGTATTCTCTTTGACCTATACTAAACTCAACTTCTACTTCACAATTCTTATTGTTAATAGAGTTAACTAGTTGTGGTTTATTAATATTTCGGTGAGGTTTGCCAAACAGAGCGTATGACAAAGCATCTAGCATTGTAGATTTACCGGCACCATTGTGACCGATAACAAGTGTGGTTTTACTACGAATAAAGTCTATCGTCGTAAAACTATTGCCCGTAGACAAAAAGTTACGATAACGTAACGTCTTAAATAATATCATGCAATTTCTAAAGATTGAGCCTCAGTCATAAGGTTGTACACATCCTTCTTGATACGTTCCTTACTCAGCTCAGTTTCTACTCCATCTATATAAGTATTCAACAATTCTGTTGTGTCTTCAAGGGAGATCTCATCATCTCCAACGTTTGACCCAATAAATTCATCAAAGGTCTCTTGGATCTTTAAATCATGTACTGGTCTATTCTGTATTCTATCAACAAATCGATCAAATGTAAACTGATTTTTTCGATTTATTACAACTATTTTTACAAATTTATTATCTACCTGACTTAGATCGAACTCCATATAATCAGTAGTAGTGTCATCATACCTAATCCTGTGATGCAAAGTATGAGGGTTCCTAATAGCTTCAAGCTCTCTCGTACCCGTGTCCAGAATATGGAAGTATTTGTTGTCGTGTGCGTCATTCCAGAAAAACTCCATTTGACTGCCAAGATATGTTATATTATCTTGAGTTGATTTTGTATGGAAATGTCCTGAATATACGGCTTCAAACCGTTTGAATAATGATCTGTCAAGACCATGTTCACACTTGATGCCTTTCATCATTTCATAACCAATAATATCAAAGTGACCACCAAGTATATCGGCTTTACATTCTTTGATAAACTTTATAGATCGTTCTTCGTTGCCAGCATCGATCCATGGTACTAGTGCCATTTGTAATCCATCATAATCCATAACAATTGGATCATGTATAATATGGACTTCATTCATATAATGACCAAGTAATTCTTTTAAGCTATTCAGTTCACCAGTATTCTTAAAGTATACGTCGTGATTGCCACGAATGATATCCATTGTAATGCCGTGTTGTCGTAACGGTTTAAGAAAGCAATTCCTAATCCTATTAAGACACTTGAAATTAATGAATTTACGATTATCGAAGAAATCACCCAAGTGAACGATATGGCTAATATTGTTTTCCAAAAGATAAGGAAAAAATACATCACTGTAAAATTTCTCTGCGTTATCGAGAAATATGTCAGAAGAATTGCGAGTGCCACAATGGGTGTCATTAATTATTGCTACCTTCATTTTAAAAATTCACTTAGATCAGAATCAACTTTCATCTCACGCTTTTTGCGTTTTTCTTTCTTGACGAATTCTTTGACAGCATCATCTGTAGCTTTTACTTTATCTATACGATCCTTAAGAAAGTCTACAAATTGTTGAGCCACGGTGTTTGCTAATGTATCACCTTCTACTTCAACAAATGTTTCTAAGGCCGAACTAGTGAGATATTTGAGTTTGATGTCTTGTTGCTTTTTCTCTTTAGCAATACGACGGAGAAACGCATACCACGTGATTTGAGTAAAATATGCAAATGCATTTGGTTTTCCAGTTCTTGTTGCGGTTTCTAAATTATAATTTTCTATTGCCTTCAAGCAATTCTCAACAGCATCCATTACCATCTCTTCACGGTATGTGTAACGAATAAAGTTTGATTTATGAGATAAGCCTTCGGCTATCTTTAAAAAGCATGATGCTATGTAATTTGTTACAATAGGAAGCTGCTCTTCGTTTGCTTTAGCTATTCTAACTTCTTTAACGTATTCTACAACCGCAGTTGAAAAGTCTGCGTTATTTACATAGTGAATACTTTGACGTTTAGTTCTTGCCATAAGTTGTCCTTTCACATATATTATACTATATTATTACGGCGATGTACAATTATTTTTTTAAAAAAAAGATAAAAAAAATGCGTTTTAGGGGTGTACAAACCCTGAAAACTGGTGTATAATAAAAAGAGGTTTTTTGAGGTGGGTGGTATACCCTAGTGTAGTTTACTTTTATCTACTTTCGGAAAGGGTAAAACGTTCTCGGCTATTTCCTCTTTCTCTATTTCGTCTAATTCTTCATCAGTTGGACCCTCGTTGAATTTTAAATATTCATCAAGTGTTTCTCTGTAATTACTTAATATCTCTCTCGTAGGATTTGCTTGAGCCACTATCATATCTGCATTGAGTGCAATGCTATATCCTTCTTCTATCTGTCCTACCATAAACGGCCTTAGAGTACATAGCCTCATAGCACCTGTTGGAGATTGTAAAAAGACGATTTCAAATGTATTCTTAATTACAATTGTTGCATTATGATCGTCATCCCATTGAATGATTTCGCACAAAACTTCTTCGCCACTAGTTAACTTTAGATGTATTATTTCTTCATGTGTCATGGTTTAAACTCGATCTCATATATTTTATAGTTAAAAGATTCTCGTGAATATATCTTAATTCGTTCTGCGCTATGCATTAGCGTGTAGTTCTTACGTCCTTTCCAATGCAGGTCGTCCGCCAGGTCAAAGAGCTTCGTAGTCCTAGAATCATCCGATTGTCTAAGTCCTCTTCCAATTGATTGCAAGACTTTAATTTGAGATTTTGAGGGAGAGGCAAAAATAATATTATGCAAATTACGAATATTGATCCCAGTGCTAAACGTACCCAATGAGGCAACGATAATTGCATTTTTTTGTTTCTCCACTATTTTACGAATTGCTTCCCTATCAGCCGTCTCAACATCACCTGATACGTAAAAAACTTTTCGCCTTTCATGTGCATTAGACTTAATTAAATTGTATAACGGCTTTCCATGTTTATCTACAAATTGAAATAATATAAGAGTATTACCGTTTTGATCTAATGCAAGATTATTTATAAACTTATTTCTAGCTTCATTTGTAACAATATAATCTATTTCATCATGATATTCTTTTTTGCCAAAAGACTTTCTTACATCTTCAGGATACTTTAATAGCAATACATTAATTTGTAAAGGCGCTAGCGTCTTATCCTCTTGTAATTTTTTAGTAGTTGTAACGTTATATACTTTACCGAATAAACCTTCTAGTACAAGCCTATGTGTTTGTGTACCATCTAATGTACCTGTTGTACCAAATCTATATTCTGCCTCACGGCATTTATTCATAATAGATGTAAGAGACTTAGATTTAAAACCATGACATTCGTCACCAAATACTGTACTAAATTGTTCGAACCATGAACCAGGTAATTTGTAAATAGATTGCCAAGTAGAAATAAATATTCTTTCTTTCATATTCATCTTAGGTTTACCAGAATAGATTCTATGACATTCGTTCTCTACCGCAAAATCTTGATCGTAATACGAATAGTCTTCAAAGTCAGAATACATTTGTTGAACAAGAGAAGTCGTAGGTACAATAATCAAACACTTTTTGTTTGTCTTCTCTAGTAAGTATCTCATTAATACGTATATAATAAGTGACTTACCTGAACCAGTAGGACTTAATAATATGGAGCGTTTTCTATGTAGTCCTTCGCATATTGCTTCTATCTGATAATCACGAGGATTAATTCGCTTACCTTTTGTGGATATAGACAATCCGTTGATAAAGTCACTAAGCTCTGCGGGATCTACGTCGACTGTGGCACCTGGCAGGCCATAATAGTTATCATGCTCTACTTCTACTTTATAATTACGTGGCGCACAAAATTCTTGCAAATATGGAAATAATCCAACCGGCAATTCTTGTGCCTGTGAATTATACAACCTTATTTTGCCGTCCCACACCTTATTACGAAATGCTGGCATATACTTATAGCCAGGAACAAAAAATGAAAAGAAGTCTGTCAGCTCATTAGCTATTCCCATATCGGTATGCACTGACATTACGGAATGATTCTTCTGACTTACAACTAGTTTATCCACCTGCTTCGAACCTTCTCCAATCAATAATATTTTTTATAGTAGAATGTCTCCACTTTAATACATTTATAATCTCAGTAAGTGTCTCGATATAAGTCTTATAGTATGTAATTTTTTCTTCGGATTTTTGTATATCGCTATCAGCATCATAGTAATAATCCATCTCACCTTTAAGAACCTTTAGTCCTTCAAATGGATCGAAGTCCCATCCTTCTAACTGAATCTGTTCTTGAGTCATTTTGCCATTATAGTATAGCCACTTCTTTTTGAGTAAAGTCTTTTGTGCCATCTCAGCTTTCTTTAACTGAAGACGGGCTATGGACATAAACTCCATATATTTTGCATGTAGTGTTGGGGTTTGTCTAGATGTTTCGTCAAGATTATACTGAGGGATATCAGCATCTTTTTTCCACATCTCGAGTACAGTTTCAAGATTCATAATATAACTCCATTATATAGATCTATTTATTTAATTTCAAAGTAGTTAAATTCAAATGAAAGCGGCACGGTAATATATTGAATATCGGCTCTAGTTGATTCTAATTCTATTCCACCTATAGATGTTAGTCTAGAATCATAATACGTAATTTCTTTATTAGCATTATTTTTACTTGATAATGTAATAAGCTTTAAATCCATATCAAGTGGCTTTTGAGTAACATCTCTTGTAAGTCTATTTACTTCATTTACTTGTACTGTTTCTTTTAGAATATCATACATTTCGTTATAGTTAACCAAATTCTCATCTAAGATAATATTGCATATTAATTCACCGAATTGTAATCTATCACCTGGCTGATGAGTAGCTATTGACTTAAAAGGAACCTCTACACCCGGTAAAGCAACTTCAGGATGGTTAATACTTGTTACAAAATATTCTGTCTTAGGATAAAATTTTCTATCTAAGATGAGTTTAAATCCTGTTGGTTCTAAATAATTTTCATTTATATTATAAACCATTTATATCTCCTATACGGCAAAGCTTTCACCACACCCACATGATGCAGTCGCATTAGGGTTTACAACCTTTAAATAAGATCCGCCAAGCTCTTCTACGTAATCTATTGTACAACCAAATACAAACATCTCTGCCATAGGATCTAACCATAGATTTCCTATAGTAGGTTCCTTATCTGTTGTACCCCATTCGTATTGAAAGCCTGAACATCCTCCACCTTTTACATTCAGTGAAACATAAGGTTTACCAACCTTTTTTAAATATTCTTCTGCGTTCTCTGTAAGTTTAATCATATTTGTATTTATACAAAAAAAAGGGCGCCGAAGCGCCCTAGTTAGATAGGTTAACCCTATTCTTATGCGTTAAGAATGTTATCCACACGCATAATTCTGTAGTACTGGTTCTGACGAACTGTACCTAGGCCGTTAGATGATCCAGGTGTGAATGGGTTTGAAGCAAGACCGTATCGTGTCTTGAAACCAATTTTTGGCTGGAATGTATCTTCAGCAACTGCACGCATCATTGTTAATGGTACGTATGGGCAGTAGAAAAGACCGGCGTCGTATGCGTTTGCACCTTTATAACCAACAGTGATATAATCAACTGTTGCATAAGGGTCGATGTACACTTTCATGCGACCATTCAAAGTACCAGCAAATGTGTTACCTGTATCGTCTACATTCAATGTGTTAGAAGCTAGTACTTGTGAGTAGTCTAACATGCCAGTAGCAGCTAGAGCAGAAGCAACGTCAGATGAACATACCATCACGTTACCTTTACCTCTACGAGTATCTTTTGCGATTTGGTTAGCTTCACGATCGATTTGGATGCCGAGACCTTTAAATTTCTCTGCGGACCAACGACCATCAACATCAGTAGTAAGGTCAATTATACCTTTCTTAGTGATCTGAGCTGATTGAGCACCAGGCTTAGCATGCGCGTTGATCACACGAATAATTTCGCGGTTGATCTCAGCAAGAATCTCAGTTGACAAGATGTTTGCCAATTCTGATTCTGCGTCTAAACCATGGATCGCTTTAAGATCCTGAGCCAACTCTAATGAGTACTCAGCTTTTAGAGCACGTGACTTTGCAGTCACAGTTTGACGCTCAATGCTGAATGCCATTTCTGCGAAGTCTGTATTAGCAGCAGATCCTAGAGCTTCGGCAGAGTCTGTTGCCATACCAGAACCGTGGTTTGGACCAGGCATAGCAGAGTCACCACCGTAACTTACAAGACCTGAACCATCAGTTCCATCAGCAACGTTATTCGCTGGTGTAGCTTGTGTACCAGAGAATTGTGTGTCGGCTTCGTTGTAAAGAGCCTCTGTACCACCTTGTGTTGAGTACTTTGACTTCATTGCAAAGATAAGACCTGTTGGGCCGTTCATAGGCTGTACAGATGCTAAATCGTGAGCAATTAGGTTTGGAGCAGCACGACGTACTAGGCTGATCAATACTGGATCCCAGTTATTGATGTTACTGCCAGTTGCGTTTGTTGGTGCAGCTTCGTTTAGTTGAGCGCGTTCTTCTGTAAGAGCACGTTCGGTATTTTCCAACAGAGCAGCAGTTACCTGCTTTCTGTGGTTGTCTTTAATAGAGCCAGCTGTGTCTTCGTTAAGAACAGGGCCCCATTTTTCGACCAAGTTAGAATAAGATTCCATTTCCTTGGATCTCCCTTATTTATTATAGTTTCTGATTGCTGACAAATATGTCGCCATTGTGTCTGAAACCTCTTGTGTATCAGCTTCCGCATCTACATCAGTTTCTTCTGCAATGGTTGATTCTACAGCTGGCGCTGCAAAATGTGCTTCTTTGACGGTAGCCACTTTCTTAGTGAAAGTTTCTTCGTCGTCGAAATCGATAGATTCGACAAGACCTGCAAGCTTCTCAGCTTGTGTATCAGGAAGATCTTTAGCCGCTTCAGCTACAATAGCTGCACGGGTATAATCTTCTATTGCCTTGGCTTGTTCTAGCGCTTCTTCTGTACGAGCGTTAAGTGCAGTTTCAAGTTCTTCTACCTGCTCAGATAACTCATCGACTAAGTCGACTTTGCTTTCTGGAACTTCGATATAAGACTCTGTAAATACATCTTTCAGCTTGTTCATGAAAGTTTCAGCGATTTCTGTACGTAAGCCAGTTTGAACTGCCAGCTTGTTGTCTTCCATCCACTGCTCAACTACGTAGTTTAGATATGAATCTACTTTTTCTACGAGATCAGATTTTGTTGTTGCAATTTCTTCAGCAAGCTCGTTAGCATAGTTTTCTTCGAGTGATTCGATTTCTTCTGCTAATTTTGCTTTCATTGCTGATTCAAATATGATGGTTGTTTTCTCTTTGAACTCTTCTGATAGAGTTGCTTCAGATTCAACTAATGCATCTAATTCCCCTTGGTAGTCATAAGCAACTTCTGGGTTTTCCATGATTGCATCTTCTACATCGAGGTCTTCATTTTTTTGCATTGTTTTATCATACATTGCCATGAGCTGCTTCTTATTCATTTTAGAATAATTTGCATACATAGCTTGCAACATACCTGCTTTTGTTTTCGGCATCGGCACATGTGCGCCCTGCTTAGGTGCTGGCTGTGGAGCCTGTGCTGTTTTACCAGCTGCGCCTTTTACAGATGCGACAGATGCGTCTTCCGCATTTTTTGGGTCGTGAGCTTCTTCCACAACGTCCTCGTCATGGAGATCTGCTTCAGTGACCTGATTTTCTAGATCAGACATGCTATTCTCCTTACATGCTCTTTTGTTTGAGTAACGAGAGGAAATTCTTATACTCACGGACCTGTGTCTCATAGAGATCAGTACGTGGAGCTTGTTTAATTTCAGTCTCCATTTTTTCAATTGTCCTGGCTTCAATAATGCCGTTATTCCAAACCCAGTCTACACCTTCCATAATTCCATTAACGAATGCATTCGGTGCTGATGGATCTTGTACGATATCAACCGTATTAAGAATAAAGTCGTTTTTAACGACCGCTGTACCATTACGTTGTTCAAGACTTCCCATACCACGAGTTGACACGCCTAATTGAACGCCGCCTTCGAGCAAACCTTTTACGATCTGTCCCATTGGAGTATCCAGTACTTGTGCCTTACCCATCACATTATTACCTTCAAATTGAAGATCTGTAATTAGATGGGATACCTTATCTAAATTAACTGTCGGGCCTTCCGGATGGTTAAGCTCACCAACAGCTCGTTTAGTATTAACTTGATCAGTGACATATTTGTCAACTGCTTTTTCTAAAATAGCCTTAGGATAAATCCTACCATTACGGTTCTTTGATTCGGCCATAGCGAAAACACCTGAAATCAGATATTTTTTAGAGCCGTCCTCTTTTTTCTCCACGATGCATTCAACATCGCTTTCGTTATATTCCGTAATAAGTTTCATTTATCTTAGACCTGTGATAATTATGTTACAGTTATTTATAACAAATTAATCTTCTACTTCTTCTTCTG